ACGGACTATCACCAAGCATTAGGATGTTCACTGTGTACCTCTACGGCATCTTTTGTATGCTATCTACTTTGTATGCTATCTATCTACTTTATAGACAAGTGTGTTTACTGTAGGTTGCTCTTCCCCAAGGCTGAATATATGGGTTGTTCGGAATCTTGTTGGGAATCTTAGGGAGTTTTTGGAACGGTAGAAATGGCACATCTTCAGGGGTGTTTTCTATGACAGGAGCAGTTTTGAACTCACCGCAATTACGGCAGAATATAAAGTCTTCGTTGAAGACTTCGAAGTAGTGTTCACACATCCTACTACCTTACTGGCTCAAAGTCTGACGGAACTACGCCATCAGCCCATGCGTAACCTAGTTGTAGTAAGCGTCCTGCCCATTCATTTCGTCCACGAGGTATCTCTACTCTTCCCTCGATGACTTTTAGCTCACCGTCGTAAAGAAACTCTGTGTACGTAGATGATTCATACGGAGGAAGTACCACCATGACCCACGGTCCTGTGGCATCTGTGTTTGACTTTGCGCGGGGCATCTTAGACCTCGATATTAGAACGGGGGAGCCTTGCGACTCCCCCGTATACTAGCTTACGCTAGGGTGAAGCCCTTTAGAAGAACCGGACGGCCTTCAAGTGCGAAACCAACGTATGCCTTGATGAAGAAGTCTTCCGAGTCCTTCGTCTTGGCTAGCGGCTCGTAAGTGAAGTCCTGGTTCACTAGAAGCTTCGCGTCACGAACACGATAGAAGATGATCTGCGTGTCGTCGTTCCAGTGCGCGTCACTCACAATGGCTACGCCGTCGTAAGTCTTAACACGGAATCCGCCACCGATCACTGTCGTGTCGTTGAAACGCTGCTGTGACTGAAGCAGGGCACTGATCTTGCGCTTTACCGCAGGAGAGCAGAGGATAACGTCAGCCTCGTTCTTGGTCATATCCAAGGCTTCGTCTAGCATAGCTAGAGTCAGAACCTTAGGGTTACGAGCAGAAACGTCTAGCGTTCCACCTTCAGTAGAAGCCGCGGTAACTGCCGTCGCAGGAATCTGCGTTAGCATACCTTCGATTTCTTCAGCAGGGCTACCGTCAGCAGAAATGATGTCGGTAGCTAGCTTCTCTGCAATTTCAGCAGAGTGAATCTGAATCTCGGTCTGTAGAGCGTTTACCACGCCACCTGACGCTGCAATAAGCGGGCCAGTTACCTCACCACGAGTGTAGAGGAACTTAACCGGCTTAGCAACCATCGTGTACTGAGACATGGTTGCGGTAGGTAGCGAACCACCATCGGCTGACCATGTAGCAGTAGGCAGTGCTGTGCGCTTACGGATGTAGTAAGTCTGGGTCGGCCAGCTTACCCGCGTGACTAGGTTCAGAATAGGCGTTGCCTTCTGAATGTAGTCACGAACAACTGGATCAACTACCGTTGGTACAAGGTAGTTACCAGTCGATGCTGTCAGGGTAGACAGCGCACCTTCGACGGTCATTGAATCTCCTAAGAGTTGTTAGTTGTCCCCGTAGAGTCCCCGAAGTCCAACCTTCAGTTTCTCGTCAGCGGGAAGATCGTCCAGATTTGCAGGAATCTGAGGGTTCTGGAACTTAGCGCGGTCGCGGGCTACTGGGAAGTGACCGGCGGGCATTGCCTCTAGTTCAGAGATGTAAGTGTCCTTCTCTGTGAGCTTAGTGTTCAGTTCTTCAACCGCACGCTCTACAGCGACAGTAATCTCAGCCTGGATGGCTTCATATGCTGCTCGTTCGATCTTCACACCTGCGAAGTCGATAAGTTCTCCCGTGTCTGAGTTCTGGACCGGAACGGCTGCGCTCTCAGGGGTTGCCTCTGGCGTTGCTAGACCTTCTGGTTGTGCTGGAGCAACAGGCTGCGGCACGTCTATACCTAGAGCATGGAGCTTAGCCCCGAAGTCAAGGTAAGTTGACAGAAGGGCATCACGTTCGCCCTTGTTAAGTACACCACGCTCGACCGGAGCCTCGCCTTCCGGCGCTGCTTCAACTACGGGCGTTTCTGGTGGAGTCTCGGGGTTGCCCTCTTCTACTGGCGGGGTTTCCTCGCGTACTACGATTTCCTCGGTGGTCTCTTCAGAGGCCGGGGCAAGTTCTGCGACCATTAGTTCTCCTACCTCGCCGTCAATAGAACGGGCAAGCACTGTTCCAAACGACGGTACCCATGATGGGCGGGTCGTGTTGGAAATCTCATGTAGAATCACCTTTACGAATTGCATACGCATTACTCTACCGGAGGCATTTCGTTCCACGCGAGCCTTAACGCCGTCGCCAGAAACGGACATTCCGTACTGCTTGCCGCGTTTGACTTGTTCGTGTAGGAACACTGATGCCGGGTTGCTATCGTCTAGCTTTACTGCAACTCTAAGGTGTTCGTCACGAGTAACCTCGCCGTCCATAACCCAACCTAGGTCGGCTAGAACGGTTCCGGTCTTATCGTGACTATCCTTGTAAGGAATCGGGTCTCCTGCCTGGGCACGAGAAACGATCTGATCGCGGAAGTCCGCGATGCACTCTGGTGCCATCTCAGTACCCTTGGTGTCGCCCTCGGTACCTGATGCTTCACCGATTAGCCATCTTCCGTCTGCTCTATCTTCCGACAGCATGACCGGAATGGTAATCTTCCACTGTTCACTCATGTCTTACTGTCCTGTAGTAGACGGATTGGGCTTTGCCCCCTTAGCAGAAGCCTTGGGGGCAGTTGTTACTTTGGCCTGCTTAGCCCCTGGTGACGGAGCCGAGTTAGGCTGTACATTTGGGTCTGCTGGCTGACCGAACGGCTGTTGGCCTGGAACTGGAACCTGTGGAGGCTTCAATCCTTGTTCAGCAGCTTGTATCAGATCGCTTACCGGCATTATGCCCTTAGACGTTGAGAAGAATGCGATATCTCCACCATCGACGTGCTTACGTCCAACAGTATCGAGATACTGGTTGAGCGTCATCATGCCGTGGTTCAGTTCTTCGATTGCGATATCAACAACTTCCTTCTCGTCACGAAGGTCAACTTCGTTGTGGTTGAATACCGTGTCTGGCATATTCATTACGATAGCAATGAAGCCTTCGTTGATTACTTCTTCAACTATCCCTTGCAACGGGGTAATTGATTCAGCACGGAAGCTCTTGTCGTTCTCTGCTGACTGTGAACGGTTGGCACTCTCTGTGCTTCCGCCAAGTTTTGTGGCAGGAAGGTCGAACACTGCAAGAATCTCTTCTTTCAGCGACTTGCGACCCTCTATGAACTGCATCTCAGCAGGCGAGGCCACTGACTTCTGAACGTCAACGTCGCCCTCTAGAAGCAATGGCTTGTGGGCGTTTGCAGTTCCAACGTAGTTCTTCTTCAAGAACTCACGGTTGCGTTCTACTTCTTGCTGCGAAGCATTACGCATATTGAAGATTATTCCAGTGGTGGCACTGTTGGCGAAGAAGTTCTCGTTGAATGTGGCCGCGTAAAGGTCTTGTGCGACCGTTGACTTCAGTGATTCAAGCGGGCTAAGACCGTAGGTGTCGTTATCTGGGTCAAACAGCTTGAAGTGAAGCCATTCCGTAGCAGGAGACGAAAACTCCTTGCCTTGCTTGTCCCTGTAGATGTACTGCGTCTCTTCGGCGGTATCTAGGTCTATAACGACCGATACCTGTGAAGGATGAATGCGTCTAAAGGCGTATGGGTCTCCTAGCCTAGACGGAGTTATCATCCAGTAAGAGTCACCGTAGATAAGTATGTCTACGTAAGTCTTACGAAGCAGTTCTATCGCTCTGGAGTGAGCAAAGATAAGATCGAGTGTAGCTTTTGCAGGCTCGTTTGGAGTTCCCTTTGAATCTCTTGGAACAAAGGTGTAACCAGAAGCTACGCACGACTTAGCCAGCTTGTCTACAACTGCTCTAACTATTGGGTGAGACTTGTACATTGAAGTATAAGTATCGTAGTTGGCAGGAGCAACCTGTCTCTGTTCAGTCGGGCTTAGCTTGATTATGTCGCTTTGTGCCCGTTCTACCGGGAAGCGACGTAGAATGATGTCTGTAATGCTTCTTCCGGCCACTTGGTTATCCCTTCTCGCTGTGGCCTACGACCACGAAGTCTAGTTCTGAAGGCCAGACGACTTGGCTGCCGCATTTTCTGCATGGACCCGAGACTCGACCGTCTATCTCTCTGTAAAGGTCTTTGAACTTGATGGCTAGTTTTCCATCAGCGTTCTCGATTCCAAAAAGAGTCCCACAATGAGGACACTTGATGTATGCAAGTTCTTCCATTACGCATGGTCCCTAGCCGCAACTGGGTCTCTGTATGGCATCTCAGTACCTTAGAATTTGGGCAATAAAAAAGCCCGCCGAAGCGGGCTGACAATAAGTGTAAATCACACTAAGTTATGTATAAATGGTACTCCGAGAGGGAATTGAACCCTCATCACCAACTTGGCAAGCTGGCGTCCTGGCCGTTGAACGACCGGAGTATGGAGCCAAGCTAGGGATTCGAACCCTATACCTCGATCTTACCAAGATCGCGTACATCCATATGTACTTGCAAGGCTTGGAGTCTATCAGACATTATCTGATAGTATGTTGCGTCTCGTTCTATTAGAATACAATCTCTACCTGAGTTTAGACACGCAACGCCAGTCGTACCGCTTCCTGCGCAACTATCAAGGACAAGATCGCCTTGTTTAGTGTACGTGCGAATCAGGTATTCGAACAAAGGAACAGGTTTCTGTGTAGGATGAAGACTACCTAGCCTTACCTTATCAAACCTAAGGATAGTCGTAGGGTTCTTCTGGTCGTAGGTTTTCCTTAGGGCCACTAGGTCTTCGTTGCCTGTGGTTTCTCCCTTGGACATCCCCCCGCCCCTTATCGGTTTGTCTCTCTGTGTCATCTGCGGAAAGTAGATCGGTGTGCCTCTGCTGAAGACAAGCACGCTTTCGTGCTGTCTCATAGGCTGGAATCTTGCGTAACTCATTCCGCTAGGAATCTTCTTATCCCAAATCCATTCGTACTTGAACATTTTCGGGTTGCTCATAACCAACGCGCTTGTAAAAGGTTGCGCAGACGTAAGTACAATCGCTGCATCCTTTTTAGCTATCCTGATGTATTGTTCCCAAATACGATCAAGAGGAATTACGCTATCCCACTTACACGCTGTTGTACCGTAAGGCAAGTCCGTTAGGATCATGTCTACTGATTCGGAGTCTATGTCAGTCATTGCGTCAAGGCAATCACCATGAACCAATTTTATCATGCTGTACCATAAGTGGAGCTACCGCAGAGATTCGAACTCTGATACGCTGCTTACAAAACAGCGGTCCTGCCGGTTGAACGACAGCAGCATTACGAGAGACACTTGATGACTATGATTATCAGTAGTATCACTGCGCATATCATCGTACTGTCTCCTGGTTTGGTAGGGCGACACGGGTTCGAACCGTGGTCTACCGGATTGAAAGTCCGGCGTCCTAGGCCACTAGACGACCGCCCCGTAATCAACGTCCTATCTCGGCAGAGCCCGAGAACCAATCGCGCTAGCGGTCTAACTTTCACCCTATGCGCACCGCGTCACCGTTGAGGCTGGCTGACTTATTACGTTAGCTATCAAGTCAGATCGGAGTATATGGTAGCCCTCGTGGGATTCGAACCCACAAATTACGCGGTTTGAGCGCGTTGCCTCTGCCAGTTCGGCTAGAGGGCTATTGGGGGCGCCACGGAGGATCGAACTCCGGTTGCTAGGTTGAGAACCTAGCGTCCTGACCGTCTAGACGACAGCGCCATACTTTTGTGCGTCAAGCTTATCACGTCTGTCAAGACATTCCTTAGCCCGACCGACAAGCTTGTCTTGCTTGTCGAACTCAACTGGTCCGCAGACCTTCTTCAAGGTATCTACTTTCAAGAATGGACCCTGTACCGTCCCGCAGTTATCGCAAGCCATTCGTGTCCTCTGTGGTGCCCTTTGTTGCCACGACTACGTGGTTCATCTTAATTGTATCAGCCGAGAGGTAGAAGGTATCGTATTTCAGAAGCTTCATGTAGTTAGCGAACTCTTGCATCTGTCCCATGACCTGTAAGGAGCCTGCATCCACGTAAACCTTGTCTGGAATCTCTAGCCTAATTGCAACAATCGGCATCTTGGTACCTTATGTATACTCGGGGCGCGAGCTACGCTACTAGCCTTACGTCCGTCAGGGAAACGACAGAACCCCGAGAGGATGACCCGACCGCAGTTCCGAGGCGTCGGGGTGTGGCTGCTCCAATAGGATTCGAACCTATGTAACCAAGTTAACAGCTTGGCGTACTACCATTGTACGACAGAGCAATGGAGCCCACCGAGAGATTCGAACTCTCTACCTCCAGTTTACGAAACTGGCGCTCATCCACATGAGCTTGACAGGCTTGGCATGACGACAAGGAGTCGAACCTTGATCCGGCGTTTTGGAGACGCTGATCCTACCTTTGAACGACCGTCATATTGGTGAGCCCACTGGGATTCGGACCCAGGACCAGAAGATTAAGAGGCTTCTGCTCTGACCGCTGAGCTACGGGCTCGTATGGTGCCGCTAAGTGGACTTGCGCCACCCTCTCCAGTGTTTCAAGCTGGCGCTAGAGCTATCTCAGCTACAGCGGCATGTTTAGCTAAGTGGAATTCCACGGAATGTACCACCAGCAAGTTGCTTTGTCAAGAGGCCCTGTACGTCATACAGACTCTTCTGTTCATCTAGAAGAACGTCTCTACGAGATTTAGCTGCTTCAATTATCGCTGACTGCGCATCAACTTCTACGTTCAGCGCAGTTATAGAGGTTGCTATGGTATCAAGCATTGCCTGTATCTTTTCGGCATCAGTAGCCATGACAACCTCTAAGTATGAGTGGCGGTCCCAATGGGTATCGAACCCATCAATCCCGCTCGACAGGCGGGTGTCTTCACCAGCTAACGCTGAGACCGTGGTACCGAATGAGGGAATCGAACCCCCGCCATCTGTATGTAAGACAGAGACGCTACCATTACATCAATCCGGTATTGGTACTGCTAGCGGGATTCGAACCCGCACTACACAGTTTCTAAGACTGTTTCCTCTACCAGTTGGGATACAGCAGTATTGGTGGGCGGGATACCAATTACCGTCCTCCCGGTGTCACTCCCATTTGCTAGAAGCCCTCCCGACGTTGACGTACTACCGTTCAGGGATTGTTGCTACTAGCTATGTTACGGGAGGCCGGACATCTCATTATTGATAGCGGTGACATATTGCCCGCCAGAAACTCTGCAAATTGGCGACCTTCTAGCTCGATCCTAGAGAGGTATTGCAACCGTTCATTTAGTTCCCGGTTACAGTGTCCGGGTCGGTCAACCTGCCGTCGCAGGGTACTTATACCGATGAAAACGATTTGGGAGACGTAGTGCTGTATATCAACCTTATCGTCAAGGTTGGTTCGAACCAGCTTCGACCGTCTCGTATATGGTACCCCGTAAGGGATTCGAACCCTTACTCTCCTGCTTGGAAGGCAGACGCCCTAGCCGTTAGGCAAACGGGGTATGGTTGCGGCCGGGGGTAACGCTCCCCAGGTACCAGGCTTATGAGACCCGGTTAGTGTCTTCACTGTAACGACCGCGACGATGTACTAACGGTAGGCGTGCCTATGACGCCTCGTTCGAGTATTGTAGCATCCCGGATTGGATTGTCGGGACAACCGGTACCAGCTATCTCACCAACAATCCAACTACCGGGAGTTCGTTGGAACTAGCCTACAATCTCCGCTAGCTCGCACGGACTGGTTACCGTGCTGTGGTGGAGAAACAGGGAATCGAACCCTGACCTCTTGCGTGCAAAGCAAGGGCACTACCACTATGCCTATATCCCCGATGTTGAAACGCGATATCTTTCGCGTTTGCGCTCTAGAAACTTAGCCCTATTGTCAGGGTCGGAATAGAATCTCTTGAATCCCTCCCTGTATCTCTCTTTATCGTCAGCGTAAACTCTTGTTCTGTATCCAGCACCTGAGTTACACGATAAATGAGAGAACTCGATATTCCCTAGGTCAAAGAATGCAGTTACCGGACATGACGCAGATGCCCATGCTTTCTTGTGTTCTATAGAGAATTCTTCAAGGACCGCTATCTTTGCCCCACACCTGTAACAAATATCTCGCCCTAGCTGCTGTGCCATCTGAAACAACAGAGACTTTCTAAGTCTACTTGTAGCTGTTCCGAAAGGCATTCCTAGTAGCTTTGCCTTCTGATCGTTACCTGTACTCATCCTTGACTCCTTGAAGTCGTTGATGTCTAGGTGACAGGATTTGAACCTGTGACCACTCGGTTCCAGGCCGAGTACGCTGACCAAACTGCGCTACACCTAGATTGTGTGCTAGCCCTTATTCCTTCAATTGAAGGGTTGACTAGCTTCTCGTACTTATATAGCGCACCCGAATTGCGCTTTTGGATGGTTCGCCAAGTTTCAATTCTTCCCATCCGGTCTAGGCATTCATGGACGATAGGCGTTCAACGCTGTCACCCGAAGGTAACAATGCAACAGTTCCCTCATCATATCCTAGTCCCAAAATCATAATGCCAACCGGGACTCGAACCCGGAATCAGGCTTTCTGGCCTGCGTTCAGCCGTTGAACTACTGGCGTGGTACCGCTTATCCCTCTGTTACCAGGAGGTTGTCGCAACATTACAGCGGGACATCGCATTATCCTCTGTCTAACCACTGAGCTACCCCAGCATGATTGTCGCCGGGGGAGAGAATCGAACTCCCGTCATTCCAGTCTCTACTGAGAAAACCTGGAGGCTCTGTCCAGAGTGTATTTAGTTGGTGGGAGCATTGGGAGTCGAACCCAACTGCTCTTAGAGAACTGTTTTACAGACAGCCGACTGACCGTTTGTCTACATTACTCCCACTGATTAGGCCATCGGCCCCACAAGATCACAAACTTTACCGTGTCGTTTTCGGTTTGTCAAGTTTTGTTGCGGTATCTTTATATTTGCGACCGATGGTCGCTTGAATGGTGAAGATGGAAGTATTGGAGACAACCATTCGCGTCTTACGCTTGCGATCCCTATTGGCTGCCTTTATCTTCCAGTCGCTCAAATGTCCTAATCCTGTGACAATTAGCGCACACAACATCGCACTTTGCTATCTCAGCAAGAAGATTGCCCTTGCTGTATGTAGTCATGGTCCCTACAGATTGTCTCTTCAAAGACGACTCTCTGTGGTCGAAGTCCATAACGTAGTATGGAAACTCTTCTCCGCAGTCAGTACACGGTACATTTTTAGCTTCTCTAATGATCTGCGTATTTCTGGCTGCGTGTCTCTTTACGGATGCCCGGTTCAATTCGGGGTATCTGTGGGCCATGTCTTCCTCTACTGAACAGAGGAAGAGAGGCCGAGTTCAGGTCGGCCTCTCTTGTAATGTTTGGTACTCGCAAGTAGACTCGAACTACTACCCTTCTGTTTATAAGACAGATGCACGAACCAACATGCTGTGCGAGTATGGCCCTCAGAGCGGGATTCGAACCCACAATCATGGCTTAGAACACCATTACCGATCCGACCGGACCTGAGGAAGTGTGTCACGCTTTCGCCCCCTGTATGGCGTGACGTAGGATGCTCTAGGTCGGCCTAGACCGATAAGGGAGCCACCCTAGATTAGATGGAGGCCAAGGAGGGAATCGGACCCTCGACTTCTGCTTTGCAGGCAGAGCAGCTTACCACTCCTGCACTTAGCCCTTGTTGTTAGAACGGTAGATCGCGGCCGTATCCTCGGCCTTTTCCTTTGCCCTTACACTTAGCCACGTTGTCTCCGATCTGATTTGGCACGCCCGACAGGACTTGAACCTGCACCCGGATCGTTCGTAGCGACCTGCTCATCCATTGAGCTTCGGGCGTATATATTGGCTGCCCCAGATGGACTCGAACCATCATTACCGGCTTCAGAGGCCGCTTTCCTGCCATTGAAAGACAGGGCAGAGATGCTAGTGTCAGGAATCGAACCTGTTATGCCACGTCGGAGTCGAACCGACCTTGGGAGCGACCCATGTAAACCGTACTCACTAGCGTGGTACTCCCAGGAGGATTCGGACCTCCGACCTACCGGTTATCAGCCGGTTGCACTGACCAGGCCGTGCTACGGGAGTATGTTATCGTATTCCAGCCCTAATGACCCATTGAACCTTACCGCACTTACTGCAAACCAGAGCCGCACCATATTTACCTTTGTCTACTTCGGTATTCTGGTGCAGATCGAGCCAGCAAGCGAATGCAGGCCACTTTAGGACTAGGTTGTAGAGTCTCATGTCGGAATTCCCATAGCTAGGTACGTCCCGACTACCTTTCCTTCCTCGCTAGCCTTAACGCCAGGGAGTCTCATGCACTCTTCGTGGGTCCAGGTTGACTTATGTTCCTCGTATTCATTTCCTTCGTATGCACCCTGAGGGTACTCACCCAACGGGATCGACAAAAGAACGTACCGAGAGTGCGATATTGCCTTATTCCAGACGATCAGAGCATCTTCCTTGGACATATGCTCCAGAACGTCGCCAAAGATCGTCAATTCGACCTTAGGCCACAGGATGTCTCTTACATCCCCTAGAATTATGCCATCGTACTTGTTTGCGAGCCCAAATTGCTGTATGTAAGGGCTCCAAATCTCTACTGCCCACCACTTTTGGCCCTTTTGGGCCGCAAGATCGAAGTATGTACCACTTCCGGCCCCGATGTCAAGCACTGAACTTGGATTTAGGTCAAGGATGGTCTTTTTCATCCATTCCTTGCCTTCTTCGGAGCTATATGGCATCAAAGTACCTTCTATCTTTCTGGAAGAGTTGCGTAGTAGGCTATCTTCTCTGGGTTTTCAGAGAACGAGTGTATGAAATCTGCTGTTGCTGGAGCTTTTCTCAGAACAGGAGTTCCACGAGTCTTCGACTCATCCTGTCCGTCGAGTCTTACCTGCTCGTGTACCTTCTTGTACCACTCTCCGCTGCCATGTCTGAACATTCGGCAATGCCAACTTGACTCTAGATCAGGGGCTCTCTTGCCGTCTGTGAACCCTCTAGTCCAGAACAGCCACCCAACAGGGTCGCCTTCCGTCCACGGGCCTCTTTCGTCTATCTTCTTGATGAAGTTGAACATCTCAACTGATGGCAACTCGTCAGGGTCAAGGTGCAGAACCCAGTCACCTGAACAGAACGGCAGCGCAGCGTTTCTAGCAGCCGCGAAGTCATCTACCCAGTGAAACATGACTATCTCTGCGCCTAGCCCAGTAAGAATGTCTATGTCTTCTTGCGACGTTCTGTCGTCAACAACGATCACGACCTGTGACACTATTGGCCTAAGATACTCAATTAGCATCGTGATACGTGCTATTGGTGGGTCTTTGACCAACATTGCAAGAGATACGGACATTCGATTGCCTCTTTATATGGTCAAGAGTGTAGGACTCGGACCTACCCTGGTGGCTTCACAGGCCACAGTGCTAACCACTAACACTACCTCTTGAAGTTTGGCTGGCCCGCTACGATTTGAACGTAGATAGAGAGCTTCAAAGGCTCCCGTCCTGCCGTTGAACGACAAGCCAGTGGAGGATGGTAAGGGACTCGAACCCCTACGGCTGTTACGCCATCACTGTTTTCAGGACAGATTAGTACACCAATACGACCATCCATTGTGGAGGAAGCAGTGCGACTCGAACGCACACAGCCTTTCAGCCCTCACTCCTTAGCGGGGAGCGTATCACTCCTTTGAGTACTTCCATTATTAGACCAGGGAACCGCTATCGTTCGGTCATGTCCATTGCACTGGGGGCCTGTCTGTAGCGTTACGACTACCCCACAAGTTGAACCTATATTCCTATCCCTGGTTTATGTAGTTGGTGGCATGAACTCGAAACAGCCACCTGTCTGCGCTTCGTTAGCCCGTATCGTCAAATGTCACATCATACGGCACATGCAGTCATTAGATTGGAGAGCCAGATGGGATTCGAACCCACATCGCATGGGGTAAAGGCCCACTGTTTCGCCGTTGAACTACTGGCCCACACTTATCACGGTTACCCGTTCCGTGGCCCCTATCGTCCGGCATCGCCGGGGGGCGGTCACCGAGAACAATCTCACGAAGTTTTCCGCTTGTCAAGTTTGTTAAGGTATCTTCACAAACTAGTTTTGTCTTCCAGTTAGCCTAAGGAGTTTGTTCGTCATTACAGTTCCACACTGAGGACACCTAGGAGCAACCAGAGTGTCGGTATATATGAAACTTCTGTCCTTAGAGCAAGTCCACTTTATCAAATCTGCCATGTTACCACGCATATCCGATGCTTGGGGCTGTTCGGCCTTCGCCGTAAAGACTTAGCATTGCAGACCAGAAGTAGTCGTCATGCTGTCCTTCTCTTGCCTTGAAGGTGTAGTTACCGGCCTCGGTCTTCTTTCTCTCTATCGAATGGATTTCGTTAAGCAATTCACGCTTTCGAGGATAGGAGACATTGTGAAGCTGCAAGTCTCGTTTGAAACTTGTGGCCCACGTCTCTTTCCTGGCGTTGGTGAACACTACCGGTTCGATAATGCCACCATGCTTAGCGACAAGGCGTTCTGCTATCACCGCGCCGACGCCTGTTGCATCGACGGTCACGCGAGTTGGCTTGATCTTATGAATAAGCTCATCCATCTCAATGACTTGCTGTTCGTAATCGCTCTGTGTTTCGAACGTTCGGTGGATAGTGAGATGGCCTTCCTCATCCGTAGAGGAAACCGTCACAACGGTTTTGTCTACCTTCTTGGCAATGTCTATGCCTAGGTGGTAGTTGAGTTCGGGTTCGTATACGTTTTTATCAAGAGCTTCGTCTACGTTCCCGACAACTAGAGACCAAGGATAGAAGTTAACCGATTCGTCAGCGAAGGAGCATTCATACTCTTGCTGAAACGATGCAAGGTCCATGTTGGCGTACTGACGCTTTATAGCGTCGGTGCCCCAACGCTTTACCCGTTCGTCCGTATCGAAGTCTTTGGCGAGTGCCATTGACTCCAACGGATCGACCGACATGATCGAGCATTCCCACCACGGAACAACGTGAACCGTGAAATCTGGGTATTTCGCCCTATCGTTCGCTATATCAAAGAAGAGACCAGACTGTCCTAGCGGCGTACTCACAACTGTGAAGCGACCCTTGCTTCGAATGGTCGCTGGCATTGCCGCGTCGAAGAGCTTACTTGCGTCCCGAATGAACGCGAACTCATCGAAATAGATGTCCTTTTCGCCGCCACGGATGGCGGATGAGGCTGGTTGGCTCTCGATAGAGGACGTGTCTGGCATCGCATGAACACTGAATTCATACTCAGCGTTCGTGTAGATAAGCGGACGAAGCCCGCTCTCATCTGGTATTGAATAGTGGAACTGCTTGGCGTACTTGATCTTGTCGCTAGCTTCGTTCTGGTTGATTGAGATGTAGTTGATATTTCGTCCTGGGGTTCCCCAAATCTTGTGGTAACCCTCGGCAGCGATTATCCAGCTAAACCCGATCTGTCTCGACTTCACTATAATCCGCATCAACGACTTGTCGTTCAGGAAGTTTGTCTGATACGGTTCTAGCTTGGTCGGCTCTCCACGGCTCGTGGTCAACAACTCCATAAAGAGAGCCGGACTCGATCTGAGCAACTGGACTAGGAGCTTGGAGTCCGATGAGAGCGAAGAGGCGATCTGAGTCAATTCGCTGGACGAATACGTTTTGGATGTAGGACCGCTGGTCTGGGGCGTCATTCTTGTTTTCTGCCTTAGCCTTCTGGAGATAGATCGCTAGAAGTTCTTTGACGACGGAACTACGAGACGTAGCTTCCTTCGAGAGAGTCCCAGACGAAATTTCTTCCGATAGTTGAGGCAGTAGAGCCTTGAACTGGAGAGTCAGCAGAATATCCAGGTTCTTCGTTAGATCGTTTTCCTCAGTGCCTTCGAAGATTCCAGTGAGGTAGTCGAGGTCTTTGCGTGAGACGTACGGCCCAACCTTCAGTCTGAAGTCATCGACCTGAACCTGAGAGACCAAAGCCTTTGGCTTGTTCTTAGAGCCCGGTGGTCTTCCCCGACTACGGGCACCCTGGCTTGCTGCTGCTGCGCCCATAGCGCGTCTTACTCTGTCAACCATTAAACTGCCTTCTGGAGACTGATTATTTCCCCTCTATAGTAGAATGCTTCCACTATATATGAGAATCTGAGCTTATCACAAGGTTCTTGATAAAACGGGGGAATTGCCCCAACCGTAGGCTAATATATGGTAAGAGAGTGTATAGAGAGACAATGACGTACTGGTTATCCTAGTAACCCTAGTTATCTATTTATCTATCTTGTATCCCGGTTTACCTAGTCTACCGGGTTACCGGGCTCCCCGTGTACATCTTAATAGGCTTCCACTATATATCGGAATCTTGTCTTATCCCAAGGTTCTTGTGATTGAGTTTCCCAGACTGATTAAAAGGTTTTGAGTATTTGATTATTGTTTCCTAGTTAACCCTGTTCCTCTAGGATAATCGGAAAATCCCAGGCCAAACAAGGGCATTATTTGCAGAAGTTGACTTATTTAGTCTGGTTGCCTGAAGGGCGCAGAGGTTTTATGCGTGGAGCTGCATGAAGGGCGCATACCTAACGAATATCGCATAATTGGCAGTCTAGCCTAACGAACCACGAGCAAAACGCCTTGCCGGCCGACCCCTTACCCCCTATTCGTTAGGTAATGTCAGACTAGGCGACAGGTTGTCGGGGTGGATAGTGGATATTATGTACCCGACTATCCAATCCCCGATATACGATACGATACGTATCGAATACATAATCGCGGGTCGGCTGTTACCGGGTAGTCCGACCTATTCCGACCGGGGAACCGTTACGGCCGGGAGGATGGTAGGTACTAGTACCATTGGGTTATAGATATTCCTATATCATTCGTTCCGGGAGGCCAAACCGTGCCTGGAGCACGCTAGCCTAGTGGGCTAAGTAACCCGCCACTAGCAGGCCAATCGCGCC